ATAGTATCTGGAGTAAAGCACTGATCAACATAGCGTGCAGTATTATTGAACACTCGCAACATCGGAACAAGACCATTGCTAGTTCCATTCGTGCCCCGGATGACAGATCCCCGTGCCCGAACATTGTGCACGTGAAGACCAATACCGCCTGCATACTTGCTAATGGCCGCACAGTCGCCAAGACTCTTGTAGATTCCAGCGATGCTGTCATCCGTCATCGCCATCAAGAAACACGAGCTCAGCTGAGGCCGAGGCGTTCCAGCATTGAAGAGTGTCGGGGTTGCGTGAGTGTAGACCTTCGTCGACATCAGATCGTACGTCTCAAAGGCCTGCTCCAGATCCTTCAATGTCGTTGCAGCACCTGATGTCCAGAGACCCAGAGCCACTCGCATCCACATATGCTGAGGCCTTTCAAGAATACGACCCTTCGTATCCTTCAGCAAGTAAGAGCGCTCGAGCGTCTTGAAGCCAAAGTAGTCAAAGTCGTAATCACGGTCGTACTGAATCCGGGACTCGATTTCCTTTGAATACAGATCTACGACAGCTTCCAGATCCTCGCTCACATACCGGAAGTCAGTTCCGGTGTGCTCGAGTGTCTGATGACTCAGTGCCTTGACGACCTTAGTAAAGCTCTCTTCCGTGTTCTTCTGATGATTGCTTACTGTCAGGCGGCAGGCCAGGATCGCATAATCCGGATGCAATGTTGACAGACTGGCTGCAAGCTGTGCAGCTAGTTCATCGAGTTCACTCGTCTTGACCCCGTCATAGATCTGGGACAGCACCTTCTGGGCGATGGCATCGGGTTGGACCTCGAGACCCTTGGCAATCTTTTGCATTCGTCGCAAAACCTTGTCAAAGGACACAGACTCATTCTTTCCATCCCTCTTGATAACGCGCATACTACGGTGCATTGTGAGATTGTATTTGACCAAGGGGGCGCAAGCGGGTCAATTTTAGGGGTCAAGGTGAAGGTTGCCCTCCAAACTCTTCTAAACAATCAAGGATCTCAATCCAGAGTTTATACAGTATAATCTCTGAAGCAAGAAGTGAAATCCAGTTCATAGACTGTGAATCGACTGAGCCAATTACATTTATCTCGTTATCATCTGGCATTCATTCTCACTGCTGCTACGTGGGTAAAAATTGAACTAGTAGCCCTGATTTTAAACGCATCCAAAAAATGGCAGCTGCGAAACGCATAACCCGTGAACTCGCTGACCTTCGGAGCGATCCACCCGCAAATTGTTCTGCCGGCCCAATCAACGATTCGGATATCTTCAATTGGGAAGGAATCATCTTTGGTCCGCCGGACTCTCCCTTTACCGGAGGCGTCTTCAATGTAAATATCCAGTTTCCTGGTGATTATCCCTTTCGTCCTCCTCGCGTTGTCTTTACGACGAAGATCTATCATCCGAATATTAACTCGCAGGGATTCATTTGTCTCGATATTCTCAAGCAGAATTGGTCTCCGGCATTGACGATCTCCAAGGTACTTCTGTCCATTCTGTCGATGCTATGTGATCCAAACCCTTCTGATCCTCTAATGCCCGATATCGCGACACAGTACACAAATAATCGTGCGGAATATGAGCTTACTGCGCGGGAGTGGACAGTCCGATATGCAACAGGATCAGGTCGTTAGTAAAATCAACATAATCTTATAGAGAGAACAGTATGGCTGTTAATACACTTCTTGCAAATATACACGCGATAGGATGGTTTTTTATTGGAATGGTCGTGATGGGCGCAATTTATGCGTTCTATCCTGCACTGTGCCGAAAGGACGGATTTACGGATTTCTTGACGAACAGTGGGTATCCAACAACACAGGAGTGTGCGATGCCACTGACGAGCCCGAATCCTCTGAATTCAGGTCCTGCGAATGCGACGATAACGGATCAGAGAACACCGTACCACCTTCTCGGTGATTATATGGAGTCAGGCCCCGAGCGCCTCAGTACTCTCAAATCAGAATGTTCCTACATGACTGATGCTGAGAGGTTGATTGAGAAGACTGGTACGTATGGTCAAGTAACAAATAATTACAGACACAAGACACCTGACAATGGATCCGCATTAATGCGTGAGCTTTCGCTTTCCTTTTACAAGCTTTAATTGTTTACGTCTAGTTCTCCTATGTCTTGAGTTGCCTTTCTTCCTTGAGCTGCTAATCCTAACTCCACCTTTCCATTCAGAAACAACTAAAACCAATTCATTTTGTTTTAGCTGTTCCTTCACTTCATCATCTGTCAGACCCAAGAGTCTCCCTGATCTTCCAGATGCACTCTTCGGCCAGCCTGGAATAATAACTCCTTCTTCAGCTTCTGCCCACCAAAAGGAGCCTTTTTTAGAAACAGTGTATTTTTTGAGATGTAAAAAATACTCTTTTCCATTTATATTTACCTTGTATCGATCTCCTTCGACGAAGACCATCTAGTTATTGCGTCGTGTTTTTCTGCGATGCCTCCGTGTTTTGTTTAGTAAACGTCTACCACCTACAGGCGCTCTAAAGATGGATCCAGCAGCATTATCATCTGTTGTCTGACCGTAAGTAAAGACCGGTAAAATCGCAGTTTCAAGAGCTCTCTCATCTGCTGCAATCTCAGCCGCATTCCAATTCCGTAAAACACGGCCACCCGCCAATGGCGAGAACTTGGTAAGTTCCTTGGTAAGTTTCTCCACCAGAGATTTGCTTGACTCCTTACCCGTCGGCCGAAAGCCAGGTAGGATCACCTGCATTTGTGTCAAAAGTACATTGGCCTCTTTGCTTCCAGTATAAAATGCATTCGAGGGAAAGCTCTCGATAAACATCTCAGCAATCTTCTTATTGGCCATACGCACTTCATACTTTTTGACGACCACGTAGCGATTCTGTATGGCATTCATCAAGCCCGTATGCATTCGCGTATCATCAAAGTAGTAGAGTTCAGTTGTGTCGACTGCTTTTCCGATGCACGCCGAAATTCCCGCAACAGACTTCTCACGAAATCCATTCGGATCTTTCGGTTCCACTGCACGGCACGGATCATCAAGAGACACCCGGGGAGACAAGCAGTGGAGTCTGCCATTCGGCCCAATCAGAAGTTGATCCTGTGGAACACTGTAGGGTTTCCTTACAAGTGTAAGTGCCAAGATGTGGTCCATCGTATCTAGAAGTGCAGAAATTCCATTATTGCTGTATAAAAAGAGGTGTTCAACAAGACCCTGTTGACGCAGTTTGAGTAGCTTCGGTAGCAGCATCAAGAAGCTCGGCCTCAGAAATGTGCCCTTTGTCTCGACTTCATTGAGCGCTAGCCGCAAATAAAAAGCATTTGCTGACTTTTCTAGAATGGCACGAGTTACATTTGAGACACTCGGTGATTTGAGGGCCCTGGGAAGTAGCCGTTCGAGAATAAGTATAAAAGGAACAATCGAATATCCTTGTGCTAAACATTCATCAAAATCAAATCCGATGACCGGTGCCATCCTTCTTACTGCTACTCAAGTTTTGTTACCTGGACGATTTTTGTTGTAGTCGGCACCTCATCAGGCTCAGAATCAACTATGAGACACTTCGTATCAGCCTTCTTACGCGATGACTCGGGTAGCACAAATTCGCCTCGCTTAGCCTTTTCAACATCGAGCCAGAATTCCTCCAGTTTCGGCTTCAGAGACTCAAACCACGCTGCATCCCGATAGACTGTCGTATGAAAGTAATCAGGTGATGTCCAGACATTAAGTTCTAGCGTCTGCTGATTGAGTTCAAGATTCGGTCGCCAGTCCAGATCGTTGAGTGGGCCATAGACATATTTACACGGCAACCACTCTTCCTTCATCTCATTGAAACAGCCGACAACAACAACAAGTCCCTTCCACTTTGTCTCCTCAGCAGGCTTATAGTCGGCTAGACCACATAGATCAAACTTCATCTCAACATACTCACAGGCACGAACGCCTGTTACCTCCATCTGAAGCTGCATCTGATAGAAGTATTCAAGAGGCAACTTGACACCGATCTTGCGGGACTTCGGGCACTTGATTTCTAGCAAGTGGCCGCCGCGCTCTTTGAACTTCTTGGCTCGTAAAACTAGACCATCCGGGCTAGCAGCAAAACGCGGATCAGTAGGATGCACGAAGCGACCGCATTCGTGAATAAGAGCATCCCACTCAGACTCGATGACGAGCTTAACGACCGGCTCGAGGCAGATTCCCCAGTCAAACGGACTCATCGATCCGAGTCGTGAGATATTCGTAGAGCCTCGTCCAGATAGCTCAATCTTACCAGCCTTCTGCAGTGCCAGAGTCGCACGCTCTCGCGGGCTACCAAAGATCTTGTAGATTTCACTGGCTGTCACTCGCGTCAGGAACTCAGCATACCAGTTCTCAGATCGCTGTTCTGTCTGTGGCTTACTTAGAAGTGCGTGCACAATACCTGAGTCAACCGGCTCTGTATATGCAGGCTGCTGCCACGTGGAATAGGCCTCCAAAAGCCCTGCTGTTATGTCGTGAACTAGATCTGACTGAGACTCTTCTTTCACATCAAAATCGGCAGGATACACTGTCTGGACGTAGCGCTTGAAATCAGTTTTCCACTCGTCAACCAAGTCAGTGTGGCTAGGCTTCGGCATCACGGTCTCCCATTCTTCAAGGCATTTTGAAAGCTCATCAAACATCAAGTGTACTTCATCAGGTACAGGTTGATAAGTTTTCATTTTTTTGGCCTTGACCTTGCTATTTGCAACTGCATCATTCGCTTGCGGGTCCATCTACTCTAGTAGGAGTTGTTGCTGGTTCTTTACCCCGTCGCTTCTGCGTTACGACCGCCTTCTTTTCAATGAGCGAAAACTTGACTGACCCTGTAGCTGTCGTGTGTGCAACCAGCCCCTTGATTTCAGTTATCTGCTCCTTATCACTATCATATGTAACGGACGCCTTACTATTCAGAATCTTACGATCAAGCCCCTTGATCAAAAGCTTAAACAGCAGATCCTCATCTTCTGCATTCAGATTTAACCGAGCCTTTTCCCGCTCAACAAACTCACGTAGACGACCGATACGAAGTCCACGTTCAATCTTATGCCAGGGACGATGAAGAGCATTCTCAGCATCCTGATGCAAGAACTGGAAGGTCTTCTCGTAAAAACCAAGAGCAACCGCCCCACTTACGTCCAAGACAGTATGAGACTTTCTGTATGTCTTACCTCTTGAACTGCTATCCTGGTTCATACCTTCTATACTAATAACGAGTGTCAGCCTTAGACCTTGCTAAAAAAATCCCTGATGGTGTTGACCTCAGGCAATGCAGTTGCAGTCCAGAATTGATTAGAAAAGACACAGCATCCAAGCAGATCAGTCGGCATAGACAATGTTCGCCAGCAATCTTCAGATGCTCTGGGAAACTCTACCTCATCCCACGTGTAGAACTCGGCGAGATTTGTTTTTGCCGTGTCAATCTCAACAAAATAGCACAAGCCGAGTTTTATAGGGGGTCCAACAGCAATAAGATCGTTCTTCTTGAGAATCGTCTTAATGTGAGAAGGTTTTATAGTATCTTCGATCGACCAAAGTTCTTTTCCTCCATTTGACAAAAAGAGACTGTACCGTGTCCAGCTGCTATCTACAGATTTATAGTACGGAACAATAAACATCTTCAAATAGTCTGTACAACCAGTTTAGATGTCGGTAGTCATACCTACACGTATAGTGAATCCTACACCTTTACCTCAATTTGTCATCAGGTCTAGACGTGAGCCATCAAGCCGTGATGTTGCAAACGTAGGGTTCATCGAGTCCTGGAATTCAAGCTCTCCGGTTCTACAGCCAACCTACAGACCCTCTCGGCAACTTGCTTATTTAATTAATCGTAAAGATGATAATTTCTATGACCAGAATGGTATTCCTTCACGCAATCAGCAGCCTCTAACGGTACCGAGTGCACCGTTTGATCCGCACGGAGATAAACTCGAAGGCAACTCTTATTTCGACCAGTACTCGCCTCGATTTGATCCGCGAAATGCGATGCGTGAACTGAAGTCTGTAGTGGTTGAGAGCCGCGCGGATAAGGGTATTGCAGAGTCGCAACGAATTCTGACGCGGAATTTCTCTGGGCGATATCTGTCGCCGTCGTTTGCTGAAGATAACAGGCTGAATTCGCTGCGCAGCCTTGTTTGAACTCTACCAAAAAATTGATATGAGTTTCTACAATTAAACAAGCATAATGGCGACTCATTACACGAATGCACTGCCTTGTGATACACTGCCGAGTGCTACGCTACCCAATCTTACAACAAATGGCTTCCGGATAGTGGAACCTGTTGCAGCAACTCAGACACAGGAGGAGGTCTGCCCGCGTTTTATGGGAGGCTGCGGCAGAACGGATTCAGCACAATCGTGCAACTGCATTGAAAATATTGACGGGCAATTCTTTCAGGTGAATGAGACGGATGAGATTCGGAATTACGTAAATCAGGCCAAGACTCAGATTCAGTTGTATCGCCTCGACGCCTTTGTAGGTGGCCTCCTTATCGGCACACATCTTCCTAAGATCGGATGGATGATGCTTTCGTATGCTGCAACCTTTCCCGTTCTCGTTGCGTTTCAGCATCCTGATGTATTCATTAAGCTTTATAAGAAGAATCCCGAGTACTTTGTCATTCTTGTGTCAGGCTTAGTTGCGTGCCAGGCATATGCTCTTTATTGTATTCGCAACCTCATCTTCTAGATTAATTTCACTTCTACTACTATACAATGGCCACTCGCAAGAACAGAAAGGCTGGCAAGAAGACGCGTAAGATGAACCCGAAGGCGATGAAGTGGACGGGCTTTGTCAAGAAGATCTACCAGGAGATGAAGAAGAAGAATCCGAATGTTAAGCTCGGTGAGGCGATGAAGGAGGCGTCCAAGCGCAAGAGCGAGATGTAAATTGCAAATTCACATCAAGGAGATGTAAAAAGAGTTTTTACATCAAGAAGATGTAAATTGCAAATTCACATCAAGGAGATGTAAATTAGTTCTAACGAACAAATCTACATCAAGAAGATGTAAAAAGAGTTTTTACATCAAGAAGATGTAAATTAAGGGAGATGTAAATTAGTTCTAACGAACAAAACAACAACACCTAATAAGACCAATGATCGGGCTAGCAGAATTTGTAGTTCCAGCGAGCGAGGTCATTCTAGCATCCTACCCCATTCTAATCAAAGCCGTCGACACAAACCTTTGGACACAGGTTTTTTCACGAAATCTCGTCTACGCTGGTATCGCCGCCTTCATTCTCGGACTCGGCAAGCAGGGTTTCTCCGACGTCTCCCTAATCAATACATCCGGTGGTGGCCTTCTCAATCTGTTTCACGTCGGCGTCAGCTACAAGGCATTTTCTGATCTTCCCGCCGGCAACGCAATGGCCATCTTCTACGCCTACCCGATCTGGAATCTGATCGGCGGCTACTTTATCTTTAATGAGCGCATTCCGTGGTACCAGATGCCCTGGATTGCACTTGCCGTTGCAGGAATGTTGATGATCGCACGACCCGAGGTGAATTCACCTCTCGCTGAGAAACCTCTTGGCATCCTTGCAGCTGTTTTCTCTGGCATAACCGAGTCGATGATTTATTTCTTCTTCCGACTCCTCGGCAAGGAAGATACAACCTTCAGAGGAATGTTTGAGCTGTACGGTGGAAGCCTTGCGTGGATGTTACCTGTTGTAGGTCTTGCGTCTCTTTTTGGCACTAATACGTCATTACCTAATACGTCATTACCGCAACTCGATCTATCAAGCAAGTCGTGGGTGCCTATGATTCTGTTCAATACACTCATCGGATTTATCGGATATGCACTGCGTTTCGCCGCCATTCCGTATGTCTCAACAATGATCTTTAGCTTACTGAGTTTCTTCGGAATTGTTGCGGCCTACGTCTTTGGCTATCTGTTTGAGGGCGAAAAACCGTCGCTTCTTGCAGCTGGCGGCTCTTTAGCAATTCTAATAGCCAATATAGCAATTCTCAGCCAGAATTAGATGGCAGCGCCTGAGTATAGTGCCGATTTCTTCTTTAAGAATAATCAAATTATGAATCCTATATTCTATGATGACTATAATCGAGTTATAACAGATCCTACATTCTATGAAAAAGATTCAATTCAACCTCACATTAGGAGTGTAAGTTATTATAGTGAAGTTATCCTAGTTCCTTTGCCCTCAACCACAGATCGACCTAGATTTGAAGTACGAGTCGTCAAGAGTGATTCTGAAATTAATGAGGAAAATGAAAGTGCAAAAAGAATTAACTTGAATGACTATTTTGTAAATCTAAATTCTACAAAATACGAAGAATTACTGTCTCAATTAAAAAAGAAATACAGAACAACAAATGGTCCACCTCCTGAAAATCCTATGAATGTTCCAACTAATATTAGTAATCATCTGAGGTTAATTGAATTGAAAAAGCAATTGATTAATTATAAGAAAGTTCTCGAGCGTGTTCTTAAAAAGCCCCTAAAAGAAGAGGTCTTTGAAAATCTCTTTACAATGAATTTAAAAAAGAGCTTCTATGAGGATCCTCTTTCAAGTCTAAAAAAGATTGCAATGATCTATCCTAATTTGGAACTCAATAAGCTTGAAGTGTATAGTTCGCCTGAAGAAATTCAAAAACGAATTGATGACATTGATGAAGATCGTAGCAGGTATTTGATGTTGATTGAAAAGCATAGAAATGAATCAGCAAAATTTACAGCGGTTATCAATAAAAACGGATCAAGAAAACGAATTCGTTTGGTTCCTATGGGTGGCAAGAGACGGTCAAATAAAAAATCAAGACGAAATAGAAAGTAATGAAGCTTCCTCTGATTGGAATTTTTGTGGTTTATTGTTTAATTTTAATAAATTTGTATTTTAATACTAGATTTGGATTTGGTATGTCAAATCCCTTGAGTACAAAAAATAATTCTAAGAAAGAACTGACAGCTGAAGAAAATATACTCTTTTTCTTTGTCTGTGGTGTTTTACTTACTGACTTCACTTTTAGAGTGTTTAATCTTTATTAGACCTACGGGTATTTCAAAATAAAAAATCAAGACGAAATAGAAAGTAATGAAGCTTCCTCAGATTGGAGATTATTTCGCAGTTCCATTTTTAATCTTATTGGTTATGTATTTTTACAGAAAATCACAGAAGCAAGTACTGACAACTGAAGAAAAAGTACTCTTTCTCTTTTGCTGTGGTGCTCTATTTGCTGACCTGTCTTTTATACTTTTTGATCTATATTGATCAGTCAAACTCAACCTTAATATCAACTACACGGTGGCAGACGGTATTATTCAGAGCAGTCTGAAAGGTAGTCCGCACACGCTTGCTCGTCGTGGTCGCGGTTCCAGGCTTTGACACAGATACAGAAGAACCCGTCGATGAATCTGTTCCCGTACGCGTTGACCGCGACCGGCTCAGCTGCTTCATATGGGCATTCATCTCCGTCTCCACCACCTCCTGATTCTTCTTCAGATACTCGATGATGTTCTTCTCGATGGCCCAGCGAAAGAAGTTCAGCTTGCCGACTGTGGTTACAAACGGCTCAACGCCAGGCAAACTGAACATAATACGCTCACGTCTGCAGAACGGATCAAACAACTTCTTACTGTACGCCTTGAGCTGGCTCTTGTAGCTCATATATACCATAAACTCCTGGCCATCGAGCAAGTAGCCAATGTTGTTGCGCTTCGCATAGTTCGTAACGAACCAGTCGATGAGCCGAAGACTAATTAGAGACGTTCCCTGCAGAAGTTCAATGACTTCCTGCAGATCCTTACGACTCGAATAAAACGCTTGAAGACTCATTACAATCAGCTCCTGCTTGCAATGAATCTTACGCCGCCTCGTCTGAGAATCGGGCGCAGTTCCCTCGATGGCGGTCTGAGGAATTAGAGTTATCGGTTCTTGTAGTACCTCCATCGTATGCTTGAGTTGATTTAGGTTTTTCTTAAGCGCCAAAATTACGTGGTGCAGATTTCCGTAGTCTAAGTTAGAGAGGGTATGTCAAATCCTTCAGTCAGTCTACTTCCGGATAATCCATCAGCACACTTTACTCCAGTGCAGGGCGGTGGCCTAGGAGTAAATGGTGAGATGAGTGGAGGCAAAAGACCAGATCCGCAATGGAAATCTACGCCTATACTAATCCCCGTTGCCCAAAACTCTGAAAGCTTTCGGTCAACCCCCACAAATGTCAAGCGCTTTCACACACTGTGGAGAAAGACCCTTGGCCCGTCTGTTCCTTCTAGACATAAGCCTCGTGCCGATCCCGTCTTTGTCATCGGTTCGTTAAATGAACGTGAGGTCAAGGGATTCGTTGCGGCGCCTTTACGCGGCAACCGGAACGCAGCGCAGGATGTTCTCGGCTGGGCCGCCGTTCAGATTCAGATGCAGCCGGAAACATATGTGGTCTTTGCTGAGCCCTTGACGGCTGGAGGCAGCAAGGCAGATGGTGAGTGGATTCATCGGCAGATCGAGTCCTTGGCGGCTAAGTATCCTGGACATATCATTGTTGTCGGAGAACGTGAACTAAGTACGCCGTACACTCTGCCTGTCGTTGATGGTATCTTTTTCTACTCGGTTCCTGATTCAGAGAAGCAGATTGCCTTTGGATATCTGCCGGATCCTAGGCTCGTCTACGAGCGCCACACACAGGCTCTCGAGTCGTTGGATATTGATACGATTCGGACACCTGCAGCGGGTCTGAAGAGGGCAGATGATTCGGAGGATATCATAACTGTAAGTTTTCGAAAGCCGTCGACGGCTTACTCGACAGACAAGGAGATGAAGTCGCAGACGTTAAAGGGTAGACACGATCACGTCTGGAGCGCACCTCCCGGATGGGTGTCGCAGATTTCGTTCGGTGATCGGGCTGTTTCCACACGTCTGGCTCAAGAAGGAGGTGTTCCACCTGCAGCAGCTGCCCCTGCTGCTGCCCCTGCTGCTGCCCCTGCTGCTGCTCCTGCTGCTGCCCCTGCTGCTGCTCCTGCTGCTGCTCCTGCAGGAACCGGCCTTGTTGCAACACCTGCAGATTCTGAACTGCATACAGTCACACTCGGTGATACTGCCTACAAGGTCCGTAAGGTAACAGACGCAGTCAAGGCTGATTGGATGGCTCAGAAATTTACGGAAGATGAAAAACGGCTGCTTGAGGATCAGCAGCTGAGGTATGATACTAAGATCTATGCGTTGTTTCTCGAAGGAATGGTCGAGGAACAATGCAACACAGAATCGTCTACCTATAATACACCGGCGTGTGGAGTGTTTCGGTATATAATGGCGGATCGGATGTACCAGAAGTTGAAGCAGCGCAATCGTGGTTTGGCGAATGTAAAGGTTGATGGTGCTAGCCCTGCACCTGCTGCTGCAGCTGCTGCAGCTCCTGCAGCTCCTCCTGCACCTGTGCCTGCACCTGCCGCACCTGCTCCTGCTCCTGCTCCTGCACCTACTCCTGCAGCACCTGCACCTGCACCTGTGCCTGCTCCTGGTGCAGGAGAACCGTATGATATATTGAAGAATCCACAATTACAAAAGCTATTAAAAGATCGAAAGTTAGACATTAATGGAAAGAAAGAAGTACTTATTGCTAGACTTCGAGCATTTGATCGTGAAGAAAAAGGTGTTCCTCCCTTATCATTTAATGAAATGTTAAAGGCTGATTTTGAAGCATTAGAAAGGAGCAAATTAGAGGCTTTTTGCACAGAAAAAGGTATTAAATGTGAAAAGAAGAGTCCATCTGAAATTGCAGATTTATTAATAGCAAAACAGGAAAGTGATAATAACAATAGAGGAGTTGCAGGAAGAACGCGGTCAAAATTTCCCCCCACATCAACAGGTGGAAGTCGCAAGATTCACCTCGGCAAAGGCAAGAAAACTAGAAAGAATCGTAATCAATAAATTAATCAACAAATCATTGTTTTTCATTCAAGACAAACAATGAGTTGGAAAGACAGTTTGGATACTAAGAATTGCTTGGGTTTTCAGGATACTTGGGGTATTTACATACGCGGGGTTTACCGAACGCGTATTTACATACGCGGGAAGCCAACGAGGTTCGCGCCCATACCGAAGCCGGCACCCTGGCGAGCCGTGACCGCGATGGACGGCGTGAACGTGTCGAGCAGCGCGAACGTCGCGAAGGCGGCAACACCGATCGTCATGATCTCACCGAAGTTCGGCTTCTTCGGGTTCAGAACGAGCACAGCGACGAACGCAACGACGAGGCCCTCAATCAGATACTTGAGCACGGCGGTTAGAACATCACCGAAGGAAAAGTCCATCTTCTTATACCTTCCAGGTAGAAATTATATGGCCAGACATGCGCTAAGATACTTTAAGAGTTTCTCTTTTCATACCGCAGAACCCAATGTCCTCTGAGAAGTCCGCCGCGCCCGCTGCACCCAAGGAAGATTTCCTCGAGGAGGATCCTGAGATCCGTAGCCAGAAATTTGTATTGCTCTCATTCCTTAGCCCCGAGTCAGTCCTCGACAATAAGGACCAGTACTTTTTTGGCGAGTTCATCAAGCAGTATGAAATCGACTACAAGATCCGGAATCTTGAGTCCTACCTGGTTTCAGTTGTCCGGGGGGTCAATGATAAGCTAACCGCTGAGGCCGATCGCCTTGAGGCGGCCAGCCCCGATCTCAGTGGTGCTGCCCTTCTCTGCCGTAAGGGTCGCCTCGATATGGCGACCGTACTCCAGACTTACCACAACTTTGTAAAGGAGAATGACAAGGTCATCAAGAAGACGACGATCAAGGAGGCCTACGACGACTTTCTCTTCAAGCAGCAGGCCAAGCTCGAGGACGAATTCTTCCAGAAGAATGAGTTCCGCACCAGTATTCGTGGCCTGAAAGTCCGGGGAGTCACTGGAACTCACGGCGAGGCCGTTGCGATGGCTAAGAAGCTTCAGCGCTCCGATACTATCCACAACATCTTCCTCGGCGAGGTCGGTAAGTGGCTGCCGTGGGACCCTAAGCCGCACCAGGTCCAGGATCAGGAGTACGCGGAGGACCAGCTCAACCAGCTGATGAAGCGATACAAGGACAATGAGGAGGCTCGCGACAAGTTTATGACGGACCAGCGTAAGAGCAGTATCAAGGGTACCGCTCTTAACAGAAAGGAGGTCCTCGGTTCTGATGGCAATCCGGTATCCGGAGAGTCATCAGAAGATGGATGGGGATCTATGTTTGGCCCGAAGGGCGATTTAGCGATGCAGCGCAAGCAGGAGGCTGCTGCACAGAAGCCATTAGTGACGATGGAGGTTGTCAAGGATGAGTCTGGATCTGTTCCTACAGACACGATGTCTTCATAAATTAATTCAAGTTAAGCATACCGATTTGATTGTACGCGGCGCCCTGATCCGGGGCCGCAATAGCAACGCAGTTATTACCCTGGCAGAACGTACCCTCGGGACAGGGTGTGTCCCGCCTGGCGCACGGCGCATCAATTCCATTGCACTGCGGGGCAGTGCACGACGCCATATCCTTGCCAATATCAATCTGCATTCCAAAGCCCTCGATGCACGTGCCACCCATACACTTCTGGCCAACGGGGCACTGGCCATTCGCCATACACGGCAGGGTCGCGCCGCGTGCATTAGCCGCCGGCGGAGCATACGGCTTAGGCTTCATTATCTGAACTACAACGAAGCAGAGAACTGTGACAAAAAGAAAGAGACCAAGACCTGATCCTAAGTTCAGATTCATTCTTACTAACCTAGTATGCTAATTTTGATTACGGACTAGGAGGTTAAGGATACGTAGGAATCTGATTTGGCTTTAGGGTCGGCGGAGTAGCAATCGCGCAGAATCCATTTATGCACGTCGAGACTCCTCCGCACTCGGGCAAATCAGTTCCGCAGCGTCTACCGGGCCCACCCGCCATAAACCCTTCATTTGATAATCCGGACAGTCCAAGAAGAATTGCACCCGTCCCTACAATCAATAAGAAGGCCATCCATAAAGGTATCTTGAACATCTGTTCTCTACTTAAGGTCTATATCTGTCTAGTTCAGTTTCCTTTGCGTACCTGAATCTGCGGTCCCTTTAGCTTGATTGCATTGGATGCATCGTACTTGTTGATCTCAGACTCCTCCTGGTCCCTGTAGTGCTGTGCCGAGTGGCTCCAGAATTCGGGCGCACCAATACGGAAATCGCCGTGCAGCTCCGCCTTGTACCAGAAAATGATATCCTCAATCTTATTGCTCTGTGTGTTATTACTAATAACAAGACACTCGTAATTCTGAGTGCACTGGTCCATCACCTGACAGAAGAACTCGAAGGACGGAAAGGCCGAGCCGTAGTTCTCAAAAATACGACGACGATTGCTCATATACGGCTCACGCAAAATGAACACGTAGTCCACGTTCGTTCTTAGAATAGGCGGAACACCCAGCGGATACTGCATCGTAATTAAGAAAAACACCTTTACCCAACGACCGTTCAAGAACAAATAACGAATATTCAGATCACGAATCCACGTGTCATCGTACAAGCAGTCATCGAGAATCAGAAAGGAGCGAGGGTCAATGCGAGACTGGCCTTTTTCAGCCTGCTCCTTCATAATCTTCTGCATAATGAGCTTCTGACGATTGACATAATTCTGAATGATGACGGGAGAGTATGCACCGTGAATGAACAGCGGCGGCACGATCTTCTTGTAGAAATCGTTCGATTCCTCCGTGCCACTGATGACAGTTCCAAGCGGAAGTGTCTTGTGGTGAAAGAGAAGGTCCCGGACAAGAGTCGATTTTCCCGTGCGTCTGCGACCAATAAAGATGCATACGGCATCCTCTGGAGTATTGATCATACTGAACTTTTTCAACTGTAGATTCATTGCGGCTGATGCTGCCATTAGTGTATCCTAGTCAGACAAAGGAATTCAATGGCGTTGAGTTTACCGTACGACACCCAGGTTTGTGCGTTTCCATTTTTTTATGAAGATCGAGGACATCAGTAAATGTCTTCTCCTTATCCGGTTTTACAGACAATGCCTCTTCCAGAACCTGCTATTTGGGAGAAGGAGCCGTCTGATTCCCTAAGAACCGCCCTTGAAACACGCTTCAAGCCTCTGCAAACAACGTATCCTGGAATGATTCGCTTTGCTAGAAGTAAACAATACAGCATATTTTTACGATTTGATCACCGCTGGCATCTTGATGGAATCTATGGGGATGTTCCTCAACGGTCGGGGCCTTTCTCAGGACGCATTCAGTGTTTCACCGGCGGCCAAGGCAAGGAGCTTACGGATATCTCAGGCTACTGCAAGATTACTCACCTGCTTGACGCCTATCAGATGATTCAGGGACACTATCCGATGGCGCAGCATCCTGCTCTGCCGGCGCCTGGTCCCAAGTCAGCCAAGCTCTTCAGTAAGCTCCACGACCCCCACAATCAGGCCTACGTAGATGCAGTTGCGTGTTATATGTTGAGCAAATTCCGGGAGTCTGGATATTCGCCGCATTTCTCCCTCTTTTACGGGGCCTATCTGGCCATTGCAAATCAGTATTATTACAATCTGACGGAGGAATTCTCGGAGATTCGATTTGAAAACTGGTTTTGGAAGCGACAGCAGCAGGGAATCTTTTCACTTGCCGGGTTTGAAGGCGGCGTTGCTCTATCAAGAGACGATCCGCTAATGGAGCCGCCGAATGATCTGACAGATGACACGACAGTAGATTCTGATTGCGATTCTGACTGCAGATCTGAGAGGCACCGAATGGATGTAGATCTAGACACGGCGGCGGTGTTGAAGGACAAGCAAAATGGATCTGAGAGTGGATCTCTGCGCTCAGTCTCACTGTCAACCCACAGTAGTCGCAGTAATGGTGACAGTGGAGAGAATGAGAGCGATAGTGATGGCAGCGACAGTAGCAGTACAAACAAGGAAGTCTCATTCTTTGCGGTGCTCAAGGAGTTTCCCACGATGATGATGTTCCTCGAGTCAAACACAAATACGATGGATTCACTGCTCGACACGGATGAGAAGATCAATGAGGACCAGTGGATTGCTTGGCTCTTTCAAGTCATTGCTGCATTATGTCAGGTGCAGAGCATCTGGGCAATGACTCACAACGATCTCCACAGCAACAATATTCTGTGGACACCGTGTACGGAGGAGTACCTGTATTACAAGACACGTGATGGCCGCACGTGGCGTATTCCCACATACGGAAAACTCTTTCGTATCATTGATTTCGGACGTGCAATTTACACTCATAATGACACGATCTGCATCAGCGATGACTATGCGCACAATAACGAGGCTGGAGGACAGTACAACTTTGGACCGATCTACAATCCTGAAGAGCCTCGTGTCTACCCGAATCCATCCTTCGACTTGTGCCGCCTCTCTGTTTCCATTCTGGAGTCGCTGTTTGAGGATGTTCCTGAAGAGAAGGAGGGTGGTATTCTCTTGAGTGATGAGCCTGGTCGTACACAAAAGGAGACCGTGTCGCCTTTGTTCAATGTACTGTGGTCGTGGCTCATTGATGAGGAAGGCCGAAATGTGCTTTGGGAAACCGATTTATCGGAGCGGTATCCTGGATTTGATCTGTATCAGGTAATTGCAAAGAAGGTCAAAAATGCCGTGCCGCGTGAGCAGCTGGATAAGGAGCCCTTTTCAAAGTTCGAATTCAAGGAGTCAGTACCGGGCAACGTTCAAGTCTATCCTCTCTTTTCATAGCCTAAACAAACTAGCTACTCTAATGTAATGAGTAGCGAGAAGAGTTGGGTTTTAGTTTTTGTAGCAAATGAAGATTACTTAAGTAAAGCGTTTCAAACGGTTTATGAAGTAAGAACAACTGGTCAATGGACAGATGATATTATTCTCTTAACGACTGCAGCGATTGTTGCCAAGCCTGAAAATACTGTACTCTGTACTTCACTCAATGCCAACTTTCGCATACTTCCAGATCAAGATTTTAGTAAAACACTTGATTTCTTAAATTCAAAACAACAGCACGAAAATTCACACTATGTAAAACATCGGATGTTTCAATTTATGAAATTTTATGTAATGGATCCGTGGTTCAAGAAGTGGGATGTAGTATTTTATATGGACGCGGGAGTGAAAGTTCAGGGAGATTTGAATCGAATGAAAGCAGCCTGCAATCCGTGTTATTCACTACTGGCACATAGTGATTCGTATCCCGAATATGAGAAAACACTTGAAACCCAGTTTGAATTTAGCATTGATTCTGATATTTCAGAACGTTTATTAATGACATACAATTTGAAATGTGATTATTTTCAGAGCACAATACTCATTTTTGATACAACGATCATTGAAGAAGGGACCGTCGATCGTTTATTTGAATTAATGAATTTATACCCTATAATGACACGTAATGATCAATCAATCTTGAATCTTCATTTTATATGTGAACGTGGTCTTTGGAAACCACTTGAAAAAGCCGATAGTATCGGATTTTTGTACGATTTTCACGAGCGGCCTGGATATACTCGAAGTGATTATTTACTTATGAAATATCCAATCAAGTATCTTTTGTAGGGGCACCTAGAAGTTAGGAGGCCCGATCTTGATATCAGAATCCACTGTCAGTTGTGAAGACGCAGTTGACGCAACCTTTGACACCAGATCACCTGCTACGCTCGATACCGAGCCCTGAATTTCCTGAAATGTCTCGGGAATCATCGGATAGAAGAACCCTGTAAAGGCCGCACCGATTAGAAAATCACGGCTCAGCTTTTTTACATTCATTTCCTCCTTCTGCGAATAAATTGCTGCGGCGCTGACAACGGCAACTAGAATTCCACCCGCCAGTGCCCAGAGGAAGATTTCGAAGTCCATTCTGGACAGCTGAGGTAGAAAAAAAGCGTAGTGTTTCACGCATTAGATAGATTCATAGTCATCGGCAGCCAGAGGCGCTGTGGCGCCAGTCGGATTGTCCAGATCCTCAAAATCGTTTAGATCTAACGTCTCGGCTGTATCCGATACCTCAAATTCCTCTTCATCACCTTCCTCAATCATCTGTCTCACTTCAGCCTGGCCTTCGGCGCCAAAGACGGTGTCCATTCCTGTAAATGCAACCGATCTCTCCGTATCTACAACCAGAGTTTCTGGAAGCTTCTCAACGACAGGGCCTGTTTTCGGCGGTACCATTGAGCCTGAGATATCGTGTGTGATCTGACCTGTAGCAAGAGGTGCAGGAAGTTCAGGCATCTTGACTGCAGGAACTGCGACCGAGTGCATATCCTGAGGAATCGTAGATCCCGAGAGATCAAGGATTGTTCCAGACAGATCTAAGCCAAAATCCTCCTTCTCCTTTGTCAAAGGTGCCTCCTCCTTCGGTGTTCCACTCGAGACTTCCAGACCATCGTCTTCATCCTCCTGCAGACTCTCACGGAGAATGGACTTGACCGGGAGCAGATTCCGTACTGCCTGTAAAATACCTTCTTCTAGAAAACGACCGACCTCATTCATATTCTTCTGACGCTCGAGAGCAGGTGCCGTCTCGCTGAACAGATAGATATTGGACCACAGAAGACGACTGCACTCAGACAGAGTGCGGTGCATAAAGTGATCAGGCTTCGGTACGGTGATCTGAATGCGGCGCCGGGGCTTGGCGTGAAGACGAATCGCCGATAGAATCTTAGTATGAGCAATGAAGACCGCTGTTATGAGGTCCTCAATGTAATCACAGCTGACAGAGTTTAGCAAGCCTGCAGTCTCCTTCTGGACCTTGTCGAGGTTCCACTCGGGAATCTGGCTCAGAGACTCCTGAAACTCGGCGAGTGTTGACTTGCTTGTCTTTGTTTTGCGCGCCTCGTCTAGGCGATCTAGAAAGAATCGCAGAAGCACAGGCTGAAAGTTGCCGACGAGTTGTCGGGTATATTCCGATTTTGCTTCGCTATAAATTGCGGCAGTTGTATCCTGAATTTCCATTTAGAGTACTATTGTCGCGAATAAATTGTTGAGAGTCTTATCTACGCAACAAGTGCGGCTGCGTATACGCAATGCGACGAGTGCGCCTACGCTCATCTATTATTGAGCAAGTATCCAAGCCGACAATATCCACGGGCTCGTACCCAACGTACAGCGTTTCAGAGCCTCGCGCTCAAACTCTGTTCCTGTTGCAACCTGCTTCAGAACCTGAAAAGGGTCCGCACCCCGTAGTCTCGCCTCTCGTAGCTCAGCGAGCGTCGTCGGTGTCTCTACAAGCGGCACCTGCGGATCATCCGGTTGCCCCCATTCTCTTGCTAACTCACGCTGTCGCCACGTGGGTGTGGGCGCCGGCGGCAACCTTTTCAGAACACACCGGGACTGTATCGGCTCTGCCATACATTCCAGGCGTCTTACTTCCAAAGCACACGTCATATGTGCCGACGCCGTCTCCAGAATTCGCCGCAAAAATGCCTGCGCATCCAAAGTTATGTCATCGGCCCCTTCTAGCCAGACCCACGTCGGCTCTCGTGTTCTCACTAAACCGTGTAGCAACTCGCGCCCCTGACGAAGAGCACGGTCATCACGGCAATTCCAACGAAACAGTGTATGCCCCGCAGCAGCCGCAGCTTGTTTGATCCATCTGGATTTACCACATCCAGGTGGGCCTACAATTAAATAACTCTTTCCTCTCTGTGTATCCATTCTAGGGATTTGTAGTGGGGTTTTTTAGGTCGGCTTAATACTCCTCAAAGCTGCTGTACTTTCCGTTTCCTGCCGATACCTTAGACGGATTCGGATAGCCACCCTTCGCCTCGACTTCAGCCAGCAGATTTGAGTCGTGAATTGCGTTTCTCCGTAGCGACATATTGAGCGGATTATTCTCCAGCGATTCGATGATCGCCGGCATATTGCGCTCCTTGCTGACGTCCAGTTTGAGCGGTAGACGGTACTGTACACGTCCCAAATCGCCCGCGCCTGTGCTGAACGGCGTGACCCGATTGACGGCCAGAGCACGGTCATTGACGTCATCCACCGTAAGACGCTTGGCTGACTGGTTGATATCGCCGTGGAACACAGCGATGTTGCCATTGCCAGCCAGCGGCTTACGAAGCTTGGCAACTGTCTGCTTCGACTCGTTGCGCCGCATATTGAACGCGGCCTCGTGGCTCGTAAAGTCCTTGTTGACACTGATGGCCGGTCCAGCAATGAGCGCATTGTCAGACAGCTGCGCCTTCTGCGTCGGCCGAGCAATATCCTTCGGATCATAGACCTTGAGGCGCGCCGGTCCTCCGTTCGGCCCCGCAATACCCTGGTAGTTCCAATCAATTGTTGTCTCCTTGACCGTCGTGCGAGCAACATCTGACGGGTCCCACGTCGTAATCGCCGGCGCACCGCCCGCATAGCCAACCGGTGTGCCTGTCTGGCGAATATTGCCAATCATCTCATTACGACGAGTCGGGCGAGCGTCGTCCTCGTAGTGCACTGAGACCTGGCCCGTATCAGCCGGCGACAAGTTGAGACCCATCGTGCGATCCTGCGTCTGTAGACGCTCATTCGGCCGAATCTCAATCGAGGACGCACCATAATCGTCGCGCGGCCCAGCACCATAGTCTGAGCCGTCCGCATTACGGAAACCTGCACCCGCGTGCTGCTGCGTCATCGGAGTCCTGTATGCACCCGCAACATATGACTGGAAACCCTCCTGCGACGCCGGTGTGCCCGTAAGTTCCGCGCTCGTATCTGTACGTGTCGTGTACTTGAAGACCTGAATCGGCCGTGTCGTCTCCTTCGTGTACTCCGCCGTCGCCACACCGTTGCGCTCACCACCCTCGTTCAAGAAGAAGGTATCAGGCCTGTACTTGCGAACCTCGCCAGCATCCAGAGCCGCAGCACCAATAAAGTGCGCGCCAGGCACGACCGGCTGTGCATAGGTGACCTTCGGCTTGTCCGCCGTGCGGAGCTTGTTCGTCGTCGGCATCGCCTTCTTCATAATTTCATTGATCTCCAGCTGCTGGAAACCGCCCTTGCCCGTCATACCGTACTTCTCACCTACGCCTGCACCTACACGTGTCGGCTCAAACGGCTTCTCATTGTTGCGTCTGGATGGATCCACGATGCGGCTACGAATAAAGTCCGCATTCGGCTCATTGCCAAACGGCTGACCGAATGGCTGCGCGTAATTGAACATCGGGCTGATTTCCTGTTTCTGAATCTGCGTCGTGCCAGCACCTGTAAAGGTGTCGAGACGACTTGTGTTAACCGACGGAGCCATATTCTGTTTGACACTGCCTCCGTAGAAAGGCTGCATATTGTTGTGTCTGAACTCGTCAGCATTGATCGTCCGACCACTCAGACCGCTCGTGATCTGGCTGCCGTGAATGTAGGCACTTGTCTGCTCAACACCGCTGCTGACCATCGCCACCTGCGCTAGATTTGCATCTGACGGCTCGGGCATCGGCGGCCCGCCACCATTTGTCGGATTGCGCAGTGGAGGCAGTCCCGTTGAGTATTCCAACGGACCGCCGTACTGAGGGCCGGGATTCGGCTCGGAAGGATACATCTGACCATTCGGCGTCTTGTACATCAGATCAAGCTGGGTTCCAGCAAAGGCCGTATTCGCAGCAGCTTTCTGAGCAGCAGATCCTAGAGTGGTTGACCGACGCCCTGCCGCCGTCTGTATAATCGTCTGAATCTGAGATTTGATGGTTGATACACCTTCAACTGATCCCTGCGCCTCTAGAGCATTAAGGCGATTGTTCAGATCTTTGATCTGAGCAGCTTCACTCTTCGATAAGTACTCCTGAATACCAATCGTGTAGTACTCAGACGGAACAGGCATTGCAGGATCTGACGGTGGCATTGTCTGCGGAAGAATTCCGAGTCCTAGCGTGCGAAAACCCTCCTTTTTATCTGAAATAGGTGCAGCGGGCGCAGGGCCTCTCTTGTTCGGAGCTGCTAATTGTGAAACGGCAGCGCCGAGTGCTACTAATCCTGCGAGTGCGGCGAATTCCATACTACTACTGTTAAGTCTTAATTACCAACAACTAGGTTGCGCAGTAGTTAAGATTTAATACCATACGAGCAGTTTAATCACTCGGGTGAACGGATGCCTGCATATTCCTGTAGCACGACTGCTTCGTCCAGTTATCCTTTGACTGATCACGAGACGGAATGAAGTAGTCGAACGGTGTCTCATAACTCTTCTGCGCATCGTGCGGTAGATCAATGAAACGATTGAATCCAGTCGTTCTTAGAGTGCACGGCGGATTGTAGAGACGCTGGTAGGTTATACCGAGCGTCAGATCCGGTGCATTCGCTAACGGCTTTGCATTAATCTTGTTCTTTTCTGGATTGTACGAAACGTCATTGCACTTCACGCGAGTGCCGAGACGATTTATATTAAAAAGATCTGACTCCACATCTGTCTTCCACTGCCCCTGCGGCCACGAAGCGCCAGACATCTGTAGACGAACTGTCGGCTCAGCCGGAAAGCCAATCGGGCAGTTATGCTCAGGCTTTTCCAGATAATAGCGAACACTGTATGAAGTGATTCGCATATCATCTTCTTGGTGGAAATTATCGTATTTGGATCGTGTAAAGGACATTTCCTACTACCGATAGCAACTTAAATTAGTATTTCTCAGGGCGGGCACACTGCTGCACATTCATCGGAATCGGTGCAAAGGTCGCAACCATAGGGAACATCTGCATCGCCGGCAGATGACGATGTCTGACATCGATACTGACAGCACCCTTCGTTGACTTACGAACAATGGTCTCCTGCTGCGTAGGCGGAGGCTGGTACTCGCGAGCAGGGCAGTACGTCAGGGGGAAGTTCAGACGGCGCAGATCTGACTCTACATCAACCATCGGGCCCTTGACTAAGCTAACCTCGTTTCCGCCGACGAGGCCGAGTTGGTGCCGGGCTGGTTTCGAACTCACGTAGGCAAAGGGGGTATCGACATACGTTTGAGGATTTTCCTTTTTCTCAAACGGGTGTTGTAAGATTTGAAATTGAGAGTCCATCTTGTTCTGCTAGTCTAGCAGTTAATATCGCGCATATAGGCACGGCTGGGAATGCCTCCGCGGATCCAGCCAGCCGCAGCAACTTCAGGGATCAGATTCTTCGGGTTCTGGATATTGTCTGAGAGAGACTTCACCATCGGCAAGTACTGTCCCGTGAACTCCTGCTCCGTCACAGTGCCGCACTCCTTGAGCTGCTTGACTTGCTCAGAGTGCTGCAGGGCGCTCTCCACATCCGGATTGCCACGACCACCCCCCATAAACGGCACCGTCAAGAAGGGGCGAGCCTGGGCGCGAATCTGGCACCGGTTGCTCTTGAAAGACGGCTCATTGCGAAGCATTGAGTCAGCGTCGACCTGCATATTGTTTAGGCCGTATCCCTCGCGCGGGTAGATCAAGAGCTGCTCGGCAGCGAGCGGATTTACACGGCGGGCATCCGGAACAAGGTAAGTGGTCGTGTACTTGCCAGGGCCAACGGACTGGCTATAGTATTGTTGGATGCCGCAAAGGTCATCGCGAGTCTTTGTCAAGCGGTTGATATCCATCTGATTACTTCTAACTAAATCTTTCAGAAAAACCTTTAGAGAAAGTAGATGAAAGAGAAGCAGGCCGCCCGATTCTGTAAATGCATCAAGGAAGTCCGTAAAACAGTCAAGCTGCGACCGGGGCAGCCAAAAACCAAGGATGCCAAAGAAAGAGTTGCGATTGCCATCTGTGTCAAATCTATTTTGCAAACAAGAGGTCGTACACTGAAGAAGTTCAAGTGCCGGGGTAAGGCTTCTTTGATGACACAAGGGCCAATCAGATCTAAAACTAGAAAGAATAGACTATAAGTAGAAATGCCCAGGAACTCGAAGACTATCAATCGCTCGTTTCAGACTACTACACCGACCATTTTTGAAAAGAAGAATGGATTTTCAAATGCAGCTCCTGTAGCAGCCCCTGCTGCAGCAGCCCCTTCTGCAGCAGTCCCTGGCTTCGGCCAAATTGTAAAGGAAGGCTTTGCATTTGGTGTAGGGTCATCGATTGCACGAACAATGATCGATTCTGCATTTACACGAATGGGCCCTGCAGAATCAGTACATGTTCCTCCAGTTGTTTTAACAAATACCGATGACATTGCAAGATGCAATGAACGTGCTCTTTCCAATAAGTGCGAAAGCCTCGCAGACACACAGCGGCAAGCTTGGGTTCAGTGTATGAAAGAGACCAAGTTTGACGATTTAAAGTGTGATGATTTATTCTAAATTGATCTATACTTAGGAAGATCCAGCAGGGCAGTACTTGCCAGGCTGGCAGACATTCGGCACTGAAGTTCCAGTAGGACAATAATGGCCTTCAGGACACATGATGGGTGTTATAATCCCTCCTGTGCCTTGAACACAGTAGAAACCCGCGGGGCACTGCTCAGGGCAGTCATTCGTAGATCCCTCGTGGCATACGCATCCAACGCGGCAGAAACCAGAGCAACCCGGGGTTGAGAGTCCTGTTGATGACCCATACGTTCCAGCAGGGCACAAGAAGTTATTACCCGCAACAGATCCAGACGGACACCAACTTCCTACTGGACAATCTGTCGGATTTACAAATGAGTCCTTAAAATACATTGTATATGCTGCAATTCCTGCCGTAATTAATAAAACTACTAGAAGTATTTTTTGAGACACTTTCATCTCCTACTAATCTATTGATCAGAAGATGATCCAGCTGAACAATCTTTTGAATGAGTACACGAACGTATTGCCGTTCCTCCAGTACAATAAGATCCAGACGGGCACGTATACGGTGCACCCATTCCGTAATAAGGACAGTACGTTCCTTCAGGACACCATACCCTAGACGCACCCCCTGGACAATAATATCCATCTGGGCACGTTATGGGTTCAGTCATTCCCCAATCAGGACAATAGGTTCCAGCAGAGCAATAGACTGCCGGGTAGAAATAATCTCGTCCAGTTGCTATACATAATGCGAGTACAACAAGTAATATAATGAATAGTACTTTTTGCATTCGATTCATAACTGCTTACTTCTTGCTTTGAAACAAGAAACTAATTACCTAGTTGAGCCAAGGAATAGGAGCGCCTTCCGTGCCTCCAACACACGCCTCGCGACCACCCTCCTTGCACGTCAAGCCAGGTATCTTGTACAGCCAGTTCTGGTAGCTTTCACGGTCGCTCGGCACAGTCGTCGCCGGCATCGTAATAAACTGACGCTGGCTCTGCGACTTACCAAACACGTCCGTCGGATCAGAAAACCACTGCACTCTAAAGTACTCATCAAGCGTCTGCTTGACAATCGGTGAATCTACAGGAGCCGCCTGTGGTCTCTGCGGATTGTACTTGATCTCATCGATCAGCACATTCATAAACGGATTACGCGGGCTCGGCATCGTCATCGAGTCATCCTCCACGTCATAGTTCGTCGCTTGCGGCAAGGGCGGCGGGGCCAACTGTTGGCTCTTCGGCACAATTGAGGTCACATTCGTGTACTCCATCATATCATCGGCCCTAAATCCGTCAACTGTCTGATACTCACCAACCTGAATGTACGGTGCTCGTATCATATCAATAATATCAGGCAACGTGATGATCAAGCCTAGGATGAGTGAGTATATCATAGTCGTCTGCAGATCGTGATTGTACAGTGAAAAGAGTGTAGCAATGACAATGATTGCCAGAAATGTGCGAGTCAATGCATTGATCCGCTCAGACATACATAGCGGACGACCCGTAGAGCGTCGCTTCCACTCAGTAATCCAAGAATCTGTTATAAGAACTTTAGGATCTGTATACCACGCGGGTGCACATACTGGCTTTGTTGCTGCCATCTATCTGCTCTAGATCTTACTTTCTTTCAACTTATCTCTTCTTGTTTGCACCCTTCTTTGTGCCCTTTTCCTCTGACGCAAGAAGGTCCCTCGCAGCAGCGTCTGCAGCAGCAACTGCTGCAGCCATTGCCTCAGGACTCATAGCGGCAGGAGCAGCGGTTGCCCCCGTGCGCCGAGCCATCTCACGTCGGAGACGTTGTTGGGCGATGTTCAGCCTGGCAGATCCCTCCCGGCCAACTGACCGAGCCATATCCAGATCTTCAAATCCGAAGGTCGACCGCATACTCTCCATCATCTCGACGAAGGCAGGATTCTCCGAGAATTCCTTCATCATCTCCTCCGCCTCGGCAACCAAGTCCTGTGGCTTGAACTGACCCCGCTGGAACTTCTCCTGAAGACGTCCGATGATCTTCTTCATCGCATTCTGGAGCTTCTCCGGGTTCTGCATTGTCGTCTGCATCAGAATCTCAAAGGCCTGACTGGGATCGGCCTCGCAGCGGCGAAGAACTTCCGGGTCCAGACCAAATTCCTCCGGCTTGAGTTCCTTAACAATCTCCTCCGCCAACTTTGCCAACTTTCCATTCTTCAGCCGTTCGGGAAACGGAGGAAGGCGTTGACCTCCGGGGCCAAACATCTCCGCCATTCGTTTTGCAAATGAATCAAAATCGGCCCGACCCATCTTGGATCGCCACTCTCCCAAAAACTTGTCAGCCCACTCCTTGAAAACTCCGCCACTCAGATCCATCGATCCAGGGCCATCCTTCATAATGAAGGAGAACGTCAGGATGCTCAGATACTTCTGAATTGCATCCTTCGTAAGCTGAGATACTCCGCCCCAGAGTTCGGGGGTGATAACAACACCGGGGAGAACCATTCCAGGGCAGGAGGCAACGGGCCGATCAGGGCGACCACCCAGAGTGAGAACATACTGCTTGTACTGATCCCAGCGTTCGGTTGCTGTAAGTTTAAGAGCGGAAACAACAGCGACCTCGAGCTCAGGAAAGACATCTTTGAGGTCATTCGCAAACTCTTCATATTTCTTCTGAAAGATCGCTTCGATCGACGGCTGAGTGGATGACATCTAGTCAGAATACATAGACCATCTTACTTATCTTTACGTACCGTAGGGTCTTGAATCTAAGATGCCCGTGTGGGCGTTAATCCCTTCGCCTTCTCGCACAAGAGGCAGAGTACTCGCAAGTATTCCCAAACAACATTTCGGTTATTGTCTGAAAGGTTCGGCCAGTGCCGATCAAAAATCATAAGAGTCGGCATCAACTCGTTGAACTGGCTCGCCATAATCTTTCGTGCAAGTTTGATAATCTCTTCATCCTTCCGATTCATAATCATATCACTGGCGGGAACATAAATGTATTCGTGGAACATATCCAGCATTAACTTGGGATTTGAAGACTTGGCCGCCCGCATTGCTTCGAGACCCATTGAAATATCTCGCTCCTCCGGAAAGGTTTCCGAGAGTGTTTCAAAAAATCGGACAAGCTGAGTACAAAAGGGCTTCAGATAGTCCATCTACTCAGATTTATGCTGCTGCGTTTTAGATAGAAACGCAATTACTCAGGTAGCGAGAATACATAATCATTTGGACTGAACTGTTTATTAATAACATAGCCGTAGTTCTCAAGTAGTGCACAGACTTCTTCTGTTGAGGTTCCTGCATCTGATAACGTTTCGCCAATCTCAAAAACACCTGCCTTAATACGATGGCTCTGTAAGAGTCCCTTTGCTCCTTCTAGTACAGTCTTTTCTGCACCTTCTACGTCAATCTTGATAAAGTCAATCTGCTGTATGCTATGCTCTTCACAATAGGAATCGAGTGTCTGGCACTTGACATTGAGAACTGTTATCTCCTGATTCAGTTGATCAAACACGGGTCTCCGGATAACACTTGAAAGGCCTACGCTCAGACTTGGAATATAGATGTCAATAAATCCATTACTGTTTCCGAGACAATAGTCATTCATCGTGATATGAGGATAGACTTGCTTGGTTGTTGCTGAAAGAAATGGATGAGGTTCGAAACAATGGACTTTAGGAAAACCGAAAAAGTCGAGCGCCTTGATAAAACTTCCGGCATTTGTTCCAACATCGAAAAATACACTTTCAGGATGTAGACTTTGGCTGGACGTTGTAAAATGAAAAATGATTCTCTGCAAAATTCTGAAATCGATATCGTTCAATTCTTGGAAAGAGTGTTTTTCAAAACATCTTTCCATCTATTTTTGAATAGCTGAACCCAAGTTTAAACCCTTTTTAGTTAACGAGTTGTTCGGGGCTTGGGCATTCCGACCTCCCGACCCTGTTGATATGCCTCCATCTGCCGATCGAACATCTGTTCCTTCTTGGACTTCTGGCGACCCTCTTCATTGTTGCGCCCGGAATCTCCAATGTTCTGCATCGTGCGATCTCCAACTCCGGCGTTTCCATTTAAGAATCCGAAGTCCCAATTCTTTCCTCCGCTGTTTTCGACCGTTGCTCCGGATCCGCCAACTAGAACTCCGTATGATTCGCTGAGTTTTCCTCCCATCTCCGAAAAGTTCCAGGCTTCGATTTCTCCGGAAGGTGCCGCCTCCGTTTTCGGTCCGGAGCCTCCTCCCATTCCAGAAGAGGCTGTCGGAGATCTGGAAGTATCCTTCATCTTCCGTTCGTAGAGCCAATTCAAAACGTCGCTATTGACCTTTACAGGCTCAGGATCTCCCTTGATTAGGAGTGTCGGTACCTGTTTCAGCCACGTCGGAAGCTGGCTTCGGGGAGTTGTATCAATGCAAACAAATTGGAATTCGGTCTTGTAAGGTAAGGTTGCCAATTCTTTTAAGAAAGCTTCTGACCACTCGCATTTGTTACTATAAAAACAAATGTGGGGTGGTTGACTCTGCCGGAGTGCCATTTCTAAGCGCATCGGGGGTTAAAATACACAGTTTTTAACGACGATTACGATTTGAGCGATTCCTGTTTGAGCGATTACGGTTTGAGCGATTACGGTTTGAGCGATTCCTGTTTGTGCGATTACGGTTTGAGCGATTCATCTTGTTTGTACGATTCTTCCTGTACATACGACGACCACCTGTAGTCGTGGCAGTAGGGTTTACCTTCTCGTTCATCAAGTTTGGAGCAGCGCCCGTCATACCCGCTTTCGAGCTGCCCGCAGCTACATTCGTAGAGACAGCAGTAGGTGTCGTCGCACCATTGACCGCCGCACCCGTGGCGTTCTTGATGTTCTTTACGTTATTGGCGACCTTTGCCACATTTGCCGCCGTGCCAGTGCCGAGATTGGTGACCGCACCCGTCGTCTTCTTGGCAACATTTTTTACGCTGTTCGTGGCTGTCTTTGCTGCATTCGTCAGCGCACCCGTTATTGATGAAAAAAGTCCGCCGATTCCTGAATTGGTTGAGGCCGGAGCAGTTGTGTTGGCTGCCATCTACCTAGAGGCTGGATTCTACGCAGCAAACTTCGAAGTTACCGGGCCAGCTTCACTGGCCCTGAATTTCCAGCAAAGCTGGAAATAAACCGGCCTACCGCAGGTAGGCCTAAATTTGAATATAAAACCAAACATCAATATCAATACAGATGAGTTCCGTCGCCTTTGAAAATGTTAATGCACCTTCCGATCGAAAGCTCCAGTTTACGCTAACGGAAACCACCTATCCGTATGCGAATACACTGCGCCGTGCAATTATGACGCTCGTGCCAAATGTTGCCTTTCGCTCAGATCCGCCCGGCGTTGTTCTACCGAATCCTGACATCAAGATTCTGCACAATGACAGCGTCACGCAGCCGAATGAGCTCCTCGCCCACCGTCTGAGCCTCATTCCAGTTCACGGTGCGCCTGCCGAGACGTGGGATCCTGATCGCTTTGTCTTTCGCCTCAAGATGCAAAACGATGGTTCTGAGCCGATTGATATCTTCGCCTCGGACATTACTGTGCTCGAGCGCCGTACTGCCTCCGATATGAGCGAGATTCTCGTTGAGGTTCCAAATCGTACCTTCTTCGTACCGAATCCGATTACACGTGAGACGTGCCTCATCACGTCTCTACCGGCCAAGCGTTCTGCGACTGCACCCAGCCTTCACGTCGAACTCAAGGCGACGGTCGGTACAGGCAAGGAGCACGCGCGGTTCATTCCTACGTGCCAGGCATCCTATGGCTACACGCTTGACACCAATACGGAGCGCAGGAATCAGTACTTTGAGAAGTGGCTCATTAGCCACAAAAATGTGGATCCTGATACACTGAAGGACGATGAGCAGCGCCGCACAGAGCTCGATCGGGAGTTCAAGAGTATGGAGATTCAGCGGATCTTCAAGCAGAATGAGAAGGGTGAGCCGAACTCCTTCGATTTCCAGATTGAGACACTCGGCACGATTCCGACTCGCTCAATTGTTGAGCAGGCGCTTGTAGGGATTCAGAAGGCGTGCGAGCCGTTTATGGGTCTTGACCAGGGCGATTTGCCTTCGACAATTCGCATTGAGCAGTGTGATTCCCAGTTGCAGGGCTTTGATGTTATTATGCAGGGCCAGGATCACACTCTCGGCAATCTCCTGCAGACGTGGCTATCGGATAATCTGGTGGACGGTGAGCTTGAGCCTAAGATTCAGACGGCGGGCTACTTCATTCGCCATCCTCTGAAGGATGAGATGACAATTCGCATCGGATTGCTTGATCCGAAGGACAATCAGATGACCGTGCGGACTGCCATTGCGACGGCAGCGAAGGGATGCCACGCAATGTTCGGAGAGTGGAAGCGCACCTTTACAGGCGAGGCGCGGCCTACTTCAGCCTCTGGTGCGCCATCAGCAGCAAATCTCGCAGCCGGAACGGGTGCTAAGCGTACTCTCAAACTGAAGAGGTCTGCTGCCCCTGGCGCCGCTGTTGCTGGTAAGTAAGATTCCTAGGATTTGATCCTCTGCCTACGTGAGCCTGCTGGTTTGATCGATAGATATCTTGTTGATAGACAACACTAACAGTAGGTTGCATTCCATAGACTGAGCTGAGTTCTGTACTGATATTCCGTCTTGATGCAGCCCTTAATTTTCTTTCTCTACGTTGTTGAGCATCGTGTCTTTGATATAATTTATAGACACCTAGCCCAAGAAGAATTGTTGCTACAAGGCCTCCTATAATAGCACCTACAAGCATCTGTGTCTGCGCATTTGATGCAGACAATGCTGCTGCCTGAATTGCCTTCAGATCAACAGGTGGTGTTGGTGAAGGAGTTGTTGACGGCGTGATAGAAGGGGTGGGTGTATTCGATGCAGTATCTGAAATGGTCGGTGTCTGAGTTGGTGTCACAGAAGGCGTGTAGCCGACTGTAAGTGATGCGCTCGGTGTAGTTGAAGGAGTAGTTGAGGGAGTGGGTGTTATACTTATTGTAGTTGAAGGAGTTGCTGTATTTGAAGGAGTTGAACCGGTCGAAAGAGAGGGTGTCGGTGTTGGTGTTTGTGTTGGAGTTGCGGAGGGTGTAGATGTTTGTGAAGGGCCGGCAGTCAGCGAAAAGGAGGATGAACTTAGAGTATATGTAGATCCTGATATGCTGATAACAGTAATTTTTGCTAGATAGGTCGTTCCGCCGAATCCGGGTACGAAACTTCTTGGAAGATTGTAAGCTGCAGACATATTTCCAGGAACAACTGGCAACCCTGTCAGAGGAGTTCCTACGGTGGTTCCGCCACCGCCACCACCTCCAAATGAGCTCGTAATCGACACAGAGGCAGTACCAGATGCAGCATCACCTGAACCAAGCCATTTGATCGTCAGATTTTGTCCAACAATTGCAACTCCATTTGCACCGGTTCCAGCGAGAGTTAGATTATTGTAGACGGCTGGATTCGTCAAACTGCTCGTCAGAACTGTCAAATTCTGTGTTGAATATAACAAAACCGAGGGACTTGATACTGTCGAAAGAAGTACAGGTGTATTGACTACAGACACTGAGTTAGGAATCTTACCATTCCAGATACCACTCGTTGCATTAATGCCTTGGCCAGGTGTCAATACAAAGCGACCGACGCTGATCTTCACCAGCTCGTCGGGAAGAATATTTTGTGTAGTCCAGGAGACTGTCAGATTCTGATTGCTATAGAGCATCTGAGATGAAAGATTGACGCTCGGAAACCCTGCGTTTGCGCACATATCAACGATTCCATAGCCCGTCTGATTTATTCCGCAAACACCATTTGTTTGATCTGTAAAACACCACGGGATTGGCACACCAGTCCAGCTTGGTTTTACAGCACATCCTACAGCAAAGGATGCATTATTATTTGGTGATTTTACTAGAGCGCAGCTACAGCTGGTATCACTAAGGATTGTACTTTGTACTCCTGTTATAAACAATGACGTTAATACAAGAATTGACAGCATCTTATACTTATCTAGGTCGCAGAAGGAAATTCATTTTTTTTGGCGTTTAGGAAATTCCGTAGATTGAACAAAGCATCTTTAGATGAACTAGCCATTTGTTCCACGGAAGAATTGTTAATCCGGTTAGACGAATCGCTGTTTCAATGTGCGGCTTAAGAACTTGCAGAGTCCCTTTGATCGATAGAGGCCCATAGGTTGCAGCAAGAAGAGTCTTATCGAATGAAGGTTTACCTGTCCGCGCATTGACATTTTCGTGAAAATCGTAGACCCACGTCGTCAGCCAGGAATAGTACTCGTTGTAAGGGACATTCTTCAGATCAGTTATGGGTCTAGCGACTAACCATTCTTCACAGTGTTGACGGCACATTGGACACGGAATCATCTTCGGTAGAAGTTGAATGAGTGAGATCCATTGTCTTCGCTCATCCTCTTGATAAAGGGGTGTAACCGCACGGCCTCCGCGTTCAGCGAGAATATGCATAATTGACCAGAGAGGAGGCCCCCAGTGGTCGGACTCTGGATAATCAGGTTCAGGTTTTTGACAGGAGCAGGGCATCCTTCTAGATGGAAGAAGTATGTCTTGTTTCTACAGAAAGACGCATAAACAAATACTATACTACAAAAAGTATATGGAAGATAATTGTTTTATTTTCTCTGAAATTATACGATGTGGTGTCATAGGCCGTGTAGCGTATGACACCTTTCACCGCTTTCATCCTACGCTCAAACTTCATATTTTTGGTCGTAAGGAGGATTTTACACAGATTAGTGAGCATCCGAATAATATTCTTCACGAGCTTGATAATGATCCCGAAATCATCAAGGCATTTGATTCAGGCCACAAGGGAACCTCGATGGTGTGGGCGAAGGTGATGCTCGAGGCGAAGGAGAATTACGTTATCCATTTTGATAGCGATGTTGTCTTTCGTGGCGATATGGTACAGGATATTATTGACTATCTGAAGGACTACGATATTGTTGGTGGTCTGCGTAATTATCCGAACAATCCGAACAAGAGAGATGATGTTCGTCATTTGCCTGACTTGACGCAGACCTATTGTTTTGGCTTCAATAAGGAACTGAATTATATGAAAGACTTTGCTGTTCTTTCTCGCTTTATTGAAAACAGCGTAGATAATGAGCTTGTTCATAAGGCACGAGATCTGTATCCGCAGTATGGATACTTACCGACGATCGACTTCTTTGATCCGGTTGCATTTAATATGATGAAGGTTGGCGCGTCGATCAAGATTATTGATGTAGATGTCATTGGTGGAACCAATGCGGAAGGCAAGCGAATTAATAAGTACGGTATTCTCAATCGTGATATGGATTTTGGAGATAAGATTGCGCACTTTGCGTCTGTAGGAAGTGGATTGAACTTCTTGAATATGATGAATTCAGGTAAGCCTATCAATGTTCCGCAGTGGTATGTGGAGTATGCACTCGGAAAACTCGATCTCTATATGAGGCTCTTTTACAATAAGAAGATTCTTGAGGATGAAAAGAACAAGACCTTTTTGGAGCTTGAGGAGCCGTTGCGAAAGGCGTTCTTTGAATAACGCGAAGCGTACTAACGCAAAGCGTACTAAGACTATACAGTAGCAAATAAAACAGATCTTTATAAAGATTTGTTTTATTTTTGTTTTTATGATTGTTTAGTTGGCTTAATCAACCTCCTCCACCTTGGGACCAGGCTCAGGAACAATCGGCGGCTCCTTCTCTGCTCCATTAGCGTCAGAGTCAGAACCAGATCCATATAGCTTCATAAACAGAGGGCCGAGTTCACCCTCAGCCTTCTTCTTCTGATCATCAAACTCCTCCTTCTCCGTTCCATTGGAGTCGTGATCCTCCAGCCACGCCAGATACGTCTTGATTGAGGCCAGGCCCTGCTCCACTGCATCCGCACCAAGCTTCTCCTTTACCTTATCCTCATTGAGCGAGTTGCGCGCATTGTACAGATACGTCTCCAGTCCATTGCGAGCCTCGACGCGCTCCATCTTCTTCTTGTCTTCGGCCTCAAAGTTGGTCGCCTCCGATACCATCCGCTCAATATCATCCTTGCTCAGGCGACCCTTGTCGTTCGTAATCGTGATCTTAT